TACCCGGAGTACAACTCTCGTATTGTGTATGACTACAATATGTGTGAGGAAGTTTTGCAAATCCGTGACGGGATGACACGGGAAGAGGCCAATGAATATATGGAGTACAACGTAACAGGGGCTTACGTTGGCCCATCGGGTCCTATCTTTTTGCACAGGGACTCCGGACTGGTGGCCATCAAACCTGCAAAGAAGTCCAAGGTCAAACGTCCATCATCCACCGACCAGTTGGAATTGCCGTTAGTCATTGAAGTGTTGTGACTTTTGTGGCATTGGTCAGTGGACAATAGAGGGATGACCATTGTCCATTGACCAAAAAACATTACTGAAGAACCTTTCACAGGTTCCTGTGGAAGACCTGAAGAACATGTACCAGTACATGAACAGGTTGAAGGATCTGACAGCCAAGGACAAGGCGAAGGATAACTTCCTTGAGTTTGTAAGGCAGATGTGGCCCGGCTTCATTGCCGGGCGGCATCACAAGATTGTTGCAGAGAAGCTGGAGCGAGTTGCGAGGGGCGAGTTGAAGCGGTTGATTATCAACATGCCTCCGAGACACACGAAGTCCGAGTTTGCCAGCTTTTTGTTTCCGGCGTGGATGATTGGTAGACGGCCTGATCTGAAGATCATGCAAGCGACCCATACGGCTGATCTTTCTGTCAGGTTTGGACGGAAGGTGAAGAACCTCATGGAGATGCCGGATTACCAAGGTATCTTTGATGTCAAGTTAAGGTCGGATAGTAAGGCGGCGTATCGGTGGGAGACGGATGACGGTGGTGAATATTATGCGGCTGGTGTTGGCGGGTCGATTGCGGGTCGCGGTGCTGATCTTTTCATCGTTGATGACCCGCACTCTGAGCAGGATGCGATGTCACCTACTGCTCTTGAAAATGCGTGGGACTGGTACACATCGGGTCCACGACAGCGTTTACAGCCGGGTGGTGCGATTATTCTGGTAATGACCCGGTGGGGTGAGAAGGATCTGACAGCACGTTTGTTAAAGCAGTCGGCGATGGACCCGAAGGCTGATCAGTGGGAGGTGGTCGAATTTCCTGCGATCTTGGACAACGGCAAGGCTTTGTGGCCTGAGTACTGGAAGTTGGATGAACTTGAGAAGATCAAGGCTTCGATTCCGTTGCAGCAGTGGAATGCCCAGTACCTCCAACAACCATCCTCGGACGGTTCGTCCATTATCAAGCGCGAGTGGTGGCAACCTTGGGAGCATGAGAAGATCCCTCGTTTGCATTATGTCATGCAGTCTTATGACACAGCTTATTTGAAAACGCAGACGGCTGACTTTACAGCGATACATACGTGGGGTGTGTTTTACCCGAAGGAGGACAGCCCTCCGAACGTGATCTTGATGGATGCGAAGAAGGGTCGGTGGGAGTTTCCTGACCTGAAGAGGATTGCGTATGAGGAGTACAAGTACTGGGAGCCGGAGGTAATCCTTGTGGAAGCGAAGGCGGCGGGTATGCCGTTGACACAGGAATTACGAGCGTCGGGCATCCCTGTTGTAAACTTCACGCCAAGTCGCGGGAACGATAAATTCAGCCGAATGAATTCTGTCGCGCCTCTGTTCGAGGCGGGATTAGTGTGGTATCCTGAAACAAGCTGGGCGGAAGAAGTCATCGAAGAGATGGCTACTTTTCCATTTGGCGAGCATGATGACCATTGCGATGCAGCGACACAAGCGTTAATGCGTTTCAGACAAGGCGGCTTTCTTTCTCACCCTGAAGATTACGAGGTTGAGAGGCAGGAGCGTATCGGGAAAAGGGTTTATTACTGATGTCTATGCAACCATATAACAATATCGGTACGCCCCTTGGTGGTCCAGTTGACGACATGATGGACGACGAGGACATCAGCGGCCTTCCTGAGATCGACGATGAGGCCGAGGTCGAAGAAGAGAACACCGAGGTCGAAGACATCGAGTTTCAGGCAAATCTGGCAGAGGTCTTAGATGAGGCGGTCATGAAGAAGATCGCCTTGGATCTGGTAGACTTGATTGAGAATGACGACAGCAGCCGAGAAGAGTGGAAGAAGGTCTATGAAGAGGGGATGGTCCTCCTCGGTCTGACCTTTGAGGAGCGTTCGGAACCTTTTGAAGGTGCCTCCGGCGTGACCCATCCTATTTTGAATGAGGCTGTGACACAGTTCCAAGCACAATCTTACAAGGAATTGCTACCACCGGGCGGTCCTGCGAGGGCGGCGATCATCGGAAAGGTGACACCTGAGCGTGAAGCACAGGCGGAGCGTGTAAAAGCGTACATGAATTACCAGATCACTCAGGTCATGGAAGAGTATGACCCTGATTTTGATCAGATGTTGTTCTATGTCGGATATGGCGGCAGTGCTTTCAAGAAGGTGTACTACGACACGGCTCTGGAAAGGGCGACAAGTCCGTATGTTTTGCCGAAGGATTTGATCGTTCCGTATCTTGCATGAGACCTGATGACGGCGGAGCGCGTTACACACGTATTACGTATGAGCAAGAATGAACTCCGCAAGCAGCAGGTGAGCGGATTTTATCGGGACGTGGACCTCGGAGAACCGGCGGAGAACGAGCGCGACCAGATCCAAGAGCGGTTGGACGATATTTCTGGCAGGGAACCTACGGGCGACAGCGAAGAATACGTCTTGTACGAGTGCCACTGCAACCTTGACATTGAGGGTTTTGAAGACGCGGACGAGGACGGAGAACAAACTGGCATCAAATTGCCGTACATTGTTACGTTCGACCCTGATTCGATGGAAATTTTGTCCATCCGGCGCAATTATCGTGAGGATGATCCGAAGAAAAAGAAGCGTCAGTACTTTGTTCACTATAAGTTCTTACCCGGGTTAGGTTTTTACGGTTTTGGGCTGGTTCACCTTTTGGGGAATTTGTCAAGATCTTCGACCTCCATCCTCCGACAGTTGATTGACGCAGGGACACTTTCCAATTTGCCGGGTGGATTTAAGACAAGGGGCCTCCGAATGGAGGACCAAAGTCCTATTCAGCCCGGAGAGTGGCGTGATGTCGATGCTCCGGGTGGTGCATTGCGTGAAGGGCTGATGCCGCTGCCGTATAAGGAGCCTTCTTCGGTACTTATGCAGCTTTTGGGCTTCTGTATTGATGCCGCGCAGAAGTTTGTGGGGACCACGGACCTTGGAATGGGTGACTCCAATCAGGAAATGCCTGTTGGAACGACGATTGCGTTGCTGGAGCGTGGTTCGAGGGTCATTTCTGCTGTTCACAAGCGGTTGCACAACGCCCAGATGCAGGAATTGAAGCTGCTGGCGCAGGTTTTTGCTGATTCGCTGCCACCTGAGTACCCATATGAGGTAATTGGCGGCGAACAGACGATTATGGCGGCTGATTTCGATGGTCGGGTGGACGTAGTTCCTGTCAGCGACCCGAATATCTTCTCTATGACGCAGCGGATATCGCTTGCACAGCAGCAGTTGCAGTTGGCTCAGGCTGCACCGCAGATGCACAACCTTTATGAGGCGTATCGACGGATGTACTCGGCCCTCGGAGTACAAGACATTGATCTTGTACTACCTCCTCCCCCTCCGCCACAGCCTGAAGACGCTCTTTTGGAGAATGCACGGGCGTTGGTGATCCCAACTGGCGGAAATCCGCTGAAAGCGTTCCCTGATCAGGACCATATGGCTCATATGCAAGCACATATTGCATTCATCCAGATGCCGATCATGCAGACATCCCCTGCTGTGTACGGCGTTTTGCTGTCTCACATCTTGGAACACGCTTCATTGGCTGCACAACAGATGGTTGTGTTGAAAATGCAGCAACAGATGGGCGCAAGTATGCCTAATCTTGATCCTGTGCAGATGGCGACAGCTATTGCAAAGGAAGAAGCGCAGTTGACGGGTCAGTTGATGCAGCAGCTTGTTCCGCCACCACCACAGGGTCCAGATCCGTTAATTCAGATTCAGCAGCAGAACTTGCAGCTTGCAAACCATGGAAGATGTGGCACAATTACGTGCAAATGTCTCACTTGAACGCGCTAGACAGTAAGGGATCACGGTTATGGGTTTTGCAGGTGGCGTAGATTCTGTTGCTGGTGACGTAGTTGCTGACAGAAGTTCCGGTTCTGGGTACTCCAGAGTAAACGAAAGCGGCGGTCGAGACCCTGTATCCAGAGCAGATGTAGATAGAGAATCTGGCATTCGGTCTGCCGCAAATCGGGACGCAATAGACAAGGCTGCTGCTAGAAAAGCCCAACGGGCGGTAGATACTGAAGCACAGGACCAAGCAGAAGCGCAAAAAAGAGTAGACGCCGCTGCCGCCGAAACTAAACGTCAAATGCAAGATGCTACTGCTCGTCAAGTTGCAGAAAGGGCCGCGTTAAATTCTTTTTTAAATACAGACATAATTGGTGCCGGGATATCCAGCCTACCCACAGGGATTGGTGGAAGATATGTTTCAGGGAGCCTTACTCCAACAACAACCTTAGATTTTAAACGTGCTAATGAAATTCTATCCTCATCTCAAGGTGGTCAGTACGATCCAACCTCTGGCGGCATGATCCCTAATGCAGATATGCTGAAGGGGTATATTAAATTATCGGGGGCGACAGGGGATCAGACGACAACCCGCAATAGTATGCTGGAAGGTTTTTCTAAAGACTACTTGACTAAAATGCTCGGGTCATTGGCAAAAACGTCCGGCGACGTATCCATAGGATCTGCGCGTAGAAGTCCAGAGGAGCAAGCTAGTATTATTTCTGACAGGTTGAAAGAAATCGACCCTAAAGTAGCGGCGGACTGGGATAAGTCTGTGTCGGAAAAAGGGGCCATTGCTGCGGGGCAAGAGTTCAAGGATTTATTTGATATAGCAGGGTATTTCAAAACCCCCGGAACACAGGTTGCTATGCCGGGATCTTCCCAGCATCAGAAATCCGCTGCAATGGACATTGCATTTGGCGGGGATGGTGCCGCAAGAGAAGATTTAATTAATCGGTTTCAAACTACTGCTACGGGACAGGGCCTTAGTTTCCCAGTAAAGGGAGAGTACTGGCATGCGGAACTTGCGGGAGATAGGCCAACGCAAGTAGCTACCTCACCTTTTGTCAGAGACCTCAATAAGACATTTGATAATATAAAAGCTGGCGTAAAAACTGTTGCCGATGCCACGGGGGCAGGTTCTGTTTTAGATTTCTTGACCAACACAACTGCAAGAAATGAACTGGAGGACCAGTATAACCGCGACAAACAGATGTCTAAAGAGGATATGGATATTCTTATGTTCAACCGCCTCCACCCAGAGGCGGGAAGCGATAGAGAACGATATGGTGGCCGAGATCCGGTCCTCCCACCAGCACCGGTAACCCCTTCAGTACCAAAAACTCCTGTTGTTCCACCCGTCGTTCCTACCGAACCTGTTATGCCAACGGTCCCCAACTTTGCGGCGGCGCAGCAATACATTGGAACACCAACGGTAGCTACTCCGGGGTTTAACTTCTCGATGCCTTTTGCACCAAGGCCACAGGTTGATTTTGCAAATCTCGGACAGGCATACGCCCCCACTGCTCTGCCGTCCGCGCCACCACCACAGCCTCTTCCGGGTATCCCCGGTGCTGCCTACGCTACCCCTTATCAACGTTTAGGTTAACAGGAGACTATTATGAAGTACCCAATTCCACGCGCTGCCACTAAGACACCATCTATTGAGACATCGCAGTCAATCGTTAATCAAGGCACAATCCCTTTGAAGAACGGTGCTGCCGTCGGAGTTCCACCAGCACCGAAGGGTGAACAGACTGCCCGTGGCTTTGGTGCAATGCTCCGCCCTCAAAAGTACACTGTCAGCTAATATGGACCCTTTTACTCTCATTGCTGGAGCCACGGCGTTGTACAACGGCATTAAAGGTGCCGTGGACTCTGGTCATGAGATGCTGGACGTTGCCGAAAAGGTGGGTAATCTTTTTGCTAGGGTTGCACAGATCACGCAACTCACGTCTGGCAAGAAGACGAAGCGTTTGTTTCAATCCCAAGCTGAGTACGAAGCCGAAGCTATCAAACTCTATACGCTGAAGCAAAAGGCTCAACAGCTTCAGTTAGACACCAGAAATCTTTTTGTAGGTGCCTACGGAATCGCGGCATGGACGAGTATTCAAAAAGAGGTCACCGAGATGCGTAAGGAAGCCCAGCGTCAGGCAGCGGCAGCACAACGTGAGGCTGAAGAAAACCGTCAAGACATGATCATGGGCCTTTGGCTCATTGGTGCCGTTATTCTGTTCTCCGTATGCGTAGGCATCGGAATGGTCGTGTTCACGCACAAATGAAATACTTTTTGGTAGCCCTGATGATTGTTCTGACAGGATGTGAGGATCGGTACAGGTATCCGTGCCAAGACCCTAAGAACTGGGACGCGGCGGAGTGCAACCCTCCTATCTGCACCGCTTCTGGAACCTGCTCCGCAGACACCCTAAAACAAAACCCTTGCGGAGCCGTGGCGCGATGAGAATTAAAGAGGACGAACTACACGCTCTTTTGCAGTTTATCATTGGGATATCCCTATGTCTTACACTGACAGGAACTGTCTTTGCTGTCTTATATAGTCTAATATTTGTAGTCCAACCGATAGATGGACAGGCACCGAATGATGCGGAGTTCTTCAAGTTGATTGCTCCGATTGCTACGTTTCTGACAGGAACTCTGTCAGGGATCATGTTAGGTTCTAAATCCACTGGAGATAAAGATGGATCTTCTTAAAACATTCGGCCCTTTGATCGGGTCTGTCGCGCCAACTCTGGCAACAGCCTTGGGCGGACCCCTTGCTGGCGTTGCTGTCAAAGCCCTGTCAGAAGTTCTTCTTGGTCATCCTGATGGTAATGACAGCGACATTGCAACAGCCCTGTCTACTGCGACACCAGAACAGCTTGCCGCTGTCAAGAAGGTAGATGCGGACTTCAAGGTTCAGATGAGAAGTCTTGACATTGATCTGGAGAGGATTGCTGTCGATGACAGGAAATCAGCCCGTGACATGCAGAAGGAAACAAAGGACTGGCTCCCACGGGTGCTTGCCATTGGGGTGACCTTCGGTTTTTTTGGGATACTGCTGTACATTCTGGTTTACGGTCTGCCAGAAAAAGGCGGCGACGTGCTTTTAATGATGTTTGGTACACTGAGCGCGGCTTGGACCGGAATTATGGCGTTCTTCTTTGGCTCCTCCGCAGGTAGCCAGAAGAAGGATGCGATGATCCATAACTCGACACCGATTGGATAAGGAGATCATGTGGATAGTCTGTTCTTTGCTGACAGGGTTCTAAGGACATTTGCTGACAGAAAAGAAGTTATCAGGGAAGCGATCACAGAGGGCGCGGTTCCTGATTTCGTGGCATACAAGCAGCTTCGTGCAAAGTACGAAGTCTGGGTGGAAGCCGAATACGTAATACGCTCTCTGCTTAAACAGGAAGACAAGGATGAGTAGTTTAATACTGCCAACTCACGTTGCAGAAGCTATGAAGGCCCAGCCTCAGAATGTAGAGGCCCCAAAATCCGCACTGGAAGAAGCCTATGTGGCCTTGGAGGATCGGTATTTAGATCCAACCAAGATCCCCTCCAGTGTATTCGACCGATTACCAAAACCTACCGGATGGCGCATCCTTGTTCTTCCCTATCGTGGCATAGGTAAGACACGGGGCGGTATCCATTTGGCTGATGAGTATGTTGAGAGACAGACCATTGCCACCGTCGTCGGGCTTGTTCTGGCAGTTGGACCAGACGCTTACGGGGACGAAAACAAATTCACCGCAGGTCCGTGGTGCAAGAAGAACGACTGGATTCTATTCGGTCGCTATGCGGGTTCACGCTTCAAGATTGATGGCGGTGAAGTTCGTATCCTAAACGATGATGAAGTCATCGCAACCATCGCTGATCCAGAAGACATCATGAATGTCTAACAGCGCATTAAGGAGTTACCATGTTTGAAGATGATGAAGACATTGATGTCACCGTTGTGGATGAAGAGTCGTCAGACGATGATACCGAAGAAGTTGAGGTAGAGGTTAAACCAAAACCAAAAGACGATGACGACGATGACGACCTAGCCTCCCAAAGTGAATCTGTCAGGAAGCGCATTGGTAAGCTGACTTATAAAGTCCGTGAAACCGAGCGTCGTGAACAGGCGGCACTGGACTATGCCAAGTCTGTCAAGAGCCAACTTGAGGCCATGCAGAAGCGTACATCACTTCTGGATCAGTCGTACACGACAGAAGCTGACACGCGGATCAAGGTCCAAGAGCAGCTTTACAAAGACCAATATCGGTCGGCGATTGACACTGGTGACACGGATAAGCAGATTGAGGCCAATCAGTATCTTGCAAAACTTGAACTGGAACGCGAGAAGATCCGCAACTACAGGTATCAACAGGAGCAACAGACGTTGTACGACCAACAGTCTGCCCAGCAAGTCGCTGCCCCTCGAAGAGAACCAGTTCCTGACGAGAAGGCCCAGCAGTGGGCGGAGCGTAATGAATGGTTCGGCTCTGACAAGGCCATGACATACACGGCCTACGACACTCACAATGATCTTGTTGCAGAGGGGTACAATCCTTCGAGTGATGCGTATTATCGTGAATTGGACAAGCGTATTCGGAATGATTTCCCGCATAAATTTGCCAAGGGAACCAAGCCTGTATCAGCTGTCGGAGGTGCGCGGCCCACCAGCGCACAAAAAACAAACAAGGTTGTCAAGGGTGACGACCTTTCCACTTCACAAAAAAAGATTGCCAAAGCACTGGGGCTGAGTTATGAACAGTACGCCCGGCAGGTAAATCTGAAGCAAGCAGAGAGAAACTGATTATGGATCGCTCGAAACGCGAAGATACCGTCCGCTCCAAGACCGTAAAACCTACGACTTGGAAACCACCGTCCTCTTTGGACGCGCCCCCCGCACCGGAGGGTTTTAGGCACCGTTGGCTCCGAATGGAGGCCGCAGGTGTTGATGATCGGAAGAACATGTCCGCACGACTTCGCGAAGGGTTTGAACTCGTTCGCGCCGAAGAATACCCAGATTGGGATCTTCCCACGATTGATAACGGCAAACATGCTGGCGTCATTGCAGTTGGTGGTCTTGTCTTAGCGCGTATTCCCGTAGATCTCGTAAATCAGCGTACTGCTTATTATAATCGCCAAGCGCAACAACAGCTTGACGCGGTTGATAACGACCTGATGAGAGATCAACATCCGTCCATGCCGATTATTAAACCTGAACGGCAATCAAGAGTCACTTTCGGCGGCAATCGTGCAGCCGAATAACATAAGGATCTAAGCAATGGCAAATATTGATGCCGCATTCGGGCTTCGCCCGTATCGTATGCTTGGAAGTGGTGCAAATACCAACGGTGATGTTGTTTACAACATTCAGACGGCAGCAACTGCTGGAACGTCTTCGGTAATCTATCAGGGTAGTCCTGTGATTCCGTTGGCGAACGGCATGATTGATATTGTCGGCGCGGCTTCTGGTGGTACAGTACCTCTTCTCGGTGCTTTTCTCGGCTGTAACTATATCGACCTGACGGGTAAGCCCCGGTGGTCGCCATATTGGCCCGGAACAGCTTCTGTCATGGCCAACTCAGTTGCCACGGCAACTATCTCTGCTCATCCTGATCAGGCGTTCTTGATCAACTGTAATGCAGCAGCGGCAGACAGCCTTGTTCACATCAACGCTAACTTTGCAACGGCAACTTCTGGTTCCACAACCTCTGGTTTGTCATCCGCTGAGTTGGCAGTTTCAACGGCAGACACGACCAACACTCTCAACCTCCGCATTTTGGGCTTCGAGGATACTCCTGCGAACTCCGATGCAGCGGCTGCTGGGCGTCTGGCCATTGTTCTGCTTAACAATCACTTCTACCGTTACAATGCCAATGGCACTGGCGCGGGTATTTAAGGAGTAATGAACCATGGCTATTACTCGTTCACAACTCCTCAAAGAACTGGAGCCGGGTCTTAACGCCCTTTTCGGTTTGGAGTACGACCGTTACGACAATGAGCATTCCGAAATCTTCGACACGGAAAATTCTGACCGTGCATTCGAGGAGGAGGTCATGCTCTCCGGCTTCGGCCAAGCCCCTGTAAAGGGCGAAGGCGCAGCCATCTCGTATGACACCGCTGGTGAAGCCTTCACTGCTCGCTACACCCATGAGACGATTGCCCTTGCATTCGCCATCACGGAAGAGGCAGTGGAAGATAACCTGTATGACAAGCTGTCGGCTCGTTATACCCGCGCTCTTGCACGGTCGATGTCCAACACCAAACAGGTGAAGGCTGCTTCTGTCCTCAACAACGCATTTTCCTCGTCCTATAAGGGCGGCGACGGCGTTTCGTTGATCAACAGCGCACATCCTACAACTGGCGGCGGTAACTTGTCGAACACGCTTGCAACTCAGGCAGACCTTAACGAGACTTCTCTCGAACAGGCTCTGATCGACATTGCAGCGTTCATCGACGAGCGTGGTCTGAAGATTGCCCTCCGTGGCATGAAGCTGATCATCCCATCTGCTCTTCAGTTCACTGCAGAACGTATCTTGAAGTCGGAACAGCGCGTTGGTACTGCTGATAACGACATCAATGCGATCAAGACCGGTGGTTACATGCCACAGGGCTTCTGTGTTAACCACTTCCTGACCGATCCTGATGCGTTTTTCATTAAGACAGACGCACCAAATGGCATGAAGCACTTTGTCCGTAGCCCGATCAAGACGGCTATGGAAGGTGACTTTGAAACGGGCAACGCTCGTTACAAGGCCCGTGAGCGTTATAGCTTCGGTTGGTCTGATCCTCGCGCCATGTACGGTTCGCAGGGTGCATAAAATCTGTCACTGACAGAAATATGAAAGGGCTGGCCTTGTGTCAGCCCTTTTTTTATTGTACAGTTTCGTAGTCCCTGACTGCCGCTGTGGCAGACATAACCCAACGACAGGAGATCCTCATGGGTACGACGACATTTTCGGGTCCAGTACGCGCTGGCACCATCAAATCCACGACCGGAACAACGCTCGGAACAGACGTTAATAACGTAGGTGAGGTAGTTCTTTCCCAACGCGAGGAAATTACACAGGCCACCAACGGTTCTTCTGCTGGCGTGTATACGACCAATATCGTAATCCCAGCAGGTAGCACGATCACAAGCATCCAGCTTTATGTTGGCGTTGTTTGGTCAGGCGCAGCTTCTACCCTTGGTATTGGCACGACGGCCTCGGCAACAGCACTTACGGCGGCTGCGGCAGTTGCAGGTGGTACGCTCGGCATCATCGACGCAACAGCAGGTGCAGACGCAACCCGCGTTGGAACATGGTACAATGTCGGTACGACCGATATTCAAATCCGGGTTACCTCGACAAACACGGGGACCGGAACTGGTCGGTTGGTTGTAAACTACATACAGCACGGCACCTACGTTCCGTAATGTGATTTGAGGGGTGTCAATATCTGGCACCCCTTCCACTTATTTAAAGGATAGATCACATGGCTGATGCAGTAACTTCACAGGTAGTTTTTGACGGCACAAGAACAGCCGTCATGAAATTCACCAATATCTCCGATGGAACTGGCGAAACTGCTGTACTCAAGGTAGACGTTTCTGCTTTGACTGGTTTTCAAGGGCAAACTTGCACCGGAGTCAACATTGTTACACTGGATGCCATGACGGTTGGCATGGGTGTTGACATCCTTTGGGACGCAACAACTGACGTTATTTGTTACACTATTGGTGCGGACCAATTTGTCTCGTTCGACTTCGCAAGGTTCGGTGGGATAACCAATAATGCGGGTAGTGGTAAGACAGGAGACCTTATGTTTACCACTGTTGGGGCCACTGCTGGAGACAGATATACGATTGTTCTTGAGATGACAAAGAACTTCTGATGGCCAAGGGCATGGGGATCAAGACATCTGTCAAATCCGGCAACTTCCGTAAAACGAAGGCCGGTGCCGGTATGACAGAAAAGGGCGTCAAAGCCTACCGTCGTGCAAACCCCGGCTCAAAGCTGAAGACTGCCGTGACAGAAGACAAACCCCCCGGAAGCTGCAAAAGATCCAAACAGCCGCCTTCGTCAGGCACGTAAAAGATGGAAATGCTGACATGATGGTTGGATTAGAGTTTGTCTGGAACATATTGTTAACGATAATCCTCATTCCTACGGCGTGGATTTTGGTGTATCTTAACGGCAGGGTAAATGAGTTATACCGCCATACTGCAAATACGCGGGAGGACATAGCCCGAAACTATGTCACCCGAGTAGATCTTCATAACGATCTAGACCAACTCATCAAGAGATTTGATCGCATTGAAGAGAAAATAGATCGTTTAGTTGAAAACCGTTAAGGAGACTACCATGCGTATGACCAATCCAAACATGCCTCGTCAACCGATGCGGCCAACTCCTACGAAGCCTCGTCCGCCCGTAACTCCGGGAAAACCTAGCCCGATGGGCAACATTGCCGCAATGGCTGGCAAAGGTCTAAATGCAATGGGCATGAAAAAGGGTGGCATGGCTACCAAGAAAAAGGCTGGCAAGATCAGCGAGTATGGCGGCAAGGAAATGTACTCTTCCAAGAAGGGTATGATGAAGCACGAAGGCATGGAATCCATGAAGATGGAGAAGTCTGAAGGCATGAAGATGCGTGGCGGTGGTATGGCTGCCAAGGGCAAAGGTCTTGCTATGAAGAAGGGCGGCATGGCTCCAAAGGGCCGTGGCATGGCGATCATGATTGCTATTGGTAAGCCAAAGGGCCGTGGCAAAAGCTAAGGAGAGTGAGTTGCCTGTAAAGAAGTCTGGTGTAAATGCTTCGGGTAACTACACAAAGCCTACCATGAGGAAGGCTTTGTTTAGCAAAATCAAGAGCGCAGCCGTGCAAGGTACGGCTGCTGGTCAGTGGTCTGCCCGTAAGGCGCAGATGCTGGCAAAGCAATACAAGGCAAAGGGCGGAGGATATAGGGACTAATGAAGGCTCCACAGCAATCCTTGAAGAACTGGTCTGATCAGAAGTGGCGTACCAAATCCGGTAAGCCGTCTAGTAAGACAGGTGAGAGGTATTTGCCGGAAGCTGCCATTAAGGCTCTTACTCCTTCTGAGTATGCTGCGACGACGAAGGCTAAACGTGCAGGTAAGGCAAAGGGGAAGCAGTTTGTAAAACAGCCTCCCAAGATTGCTGCTAAGACATCCAGCTATAGGTGATTGACCATGAAGGCTCAGAAGAAGATCAGCAAGGTGATGCGCGAGTTTAAAGCTGGCACCTTGAATACGGGCAGTAAGAAGGGTCCTGTGGTAAAGAACCCTAAACAAGCAATCGCCATTGCCTTATCACAGGCTGGTATGTCGAAGAAGCGGAGTAAGTAAGATGGCGTTAACACCTTTTGAACAAGAGTTTAAGTCGCAAAGAGAACTGTTGGGTCCGGGAAAAACCTTTACCTTTAAGGGTAAAGAGTATTCAACCGATTACGCTAAACCCAAGACCACATCTAACCGTGGCGGTGCGCGGATGAAGAGTGGCACAGACGTTATGGACACTCTTCCGAAGGTTGGGAAAGTGGATCGTAGTGAACTTGAGGATTACGATATTACGCCAAAACAGAAAATAGGGTTTAAGGCTGAAGATATGGGTATGGGTCAATACTCCATGCCAAAGGGAAGTAGTTTTATTCCCGGGAAAACGGATAAACCGCAGTCTAAACTTCCCGGAAGATTTCCAACAAAAGAGCAGTCTGCTATTGAACCCGCAGATAAGTCAGACACTCGGACAATCCCACAGAAAATTAGTGAGTCTCTTTATCCCGAGGGTGCTTATAAGTTGAAGGATATGAAGTTTACGGGGGAGAAGCCGGTAAGCAAAGCTAAAGGTGGCTTAGTAACAGCCAAGCGTTCGTCAAAGCGCGGTTGTGGCGTTGCTACCAAGGGATTTGGTAGAGCAGGGGGACGTTGAGATGATGAACCGTACTCGCAAATACGCTGATGGGGGTGCGGTTGGGGCTGCTCCTCCGATTGGTATGGCAAGTCTTGGGACAGCACAGGCACCTGCTCCTGCTGCGCCACAGGCATCCCCATATGCTTCTCCGTCTGATTACGGAATGCAGGGCGCAGCATTTGGTCAACCGCAGGGAACAACGCAGCAGACAAATCCTGCTCTTGTCGGCATGAACAAGACAACCGGGCAGATGGGTGCTACTGCTGGATTTGCCAAGGGCGGTCTTGTGAAGCCTATGAAACCGATGCGTGTAATGAAGCGCATG